ATTATTAGGATAGCCGTTGTTACCTGCTACTGGTCTGTCGCCTGAGTTACCACCACCAGTGTGAGGGTTTGATGTAACGTCATGGGCGTGTGATGGAAGTTCACTAATTGTAAGTGTGTGATTGTTTACAGTTAGTGTACCAGTAGGTGTCACACTTGAGTTACCACCAGTAGACGCAACTGCTTTACTTGAAGACACGCCAACCTGAACACTGTCTTGTAAGTTAGGTAAGTTAAATGTTGTTGAGCCATCACCTGAACCATAGTCAGTTGATATGACTGCGAACAAACCTGCATAAGTTGTTCTTGATACTGCTGAGCCATCACACTCTAAAAATCCTGATGGAACAGTAGAGTTAGACCAAGTTAAAATAGAACCTGTTTCTATAGCAACAATTCCAGTAAGTGACGCACCTGATATAGCAGGTAAATCTCCAGTTAAATTTGCTGAATTTAAATTAGTAATAGCTGAGCCATTTAAGGCAGGTAAATTAGAAGAACTATCTAACTTAACAAATCCATTTGCAGTATTAGAATTACTGATTAAATCTGCTAAATCTCTTGCTCTTGTCATATTAGTTTTTCTCCTACGATTTTAATTATTTATTAAAGAACTATTGTATCAGCTTCTTCTTTAGTTAATGGCTCTCCTGCAATTAACTTAGCTTTAGCACTAGCTTTTATTTCATCTATTGGATTTACTTTCCATTCATCAATAGTTTTTTCACTTTTCCAAGTATCATATTGAGATTGAGATACAGTTTCCCCATTAATAGCTTCAAAATAACATTCGCCATTTTCACTATTCCAATTAGCATTATTAGGTACACCTTTTTTATGTAAAATAACACTTGGACTTATTTCTGTATCTATAATTAATTGATTTAATTTAGTTTCTATTGTCATAATTAATCCTCTATTTCCATTACTGTCATTGTTGCTATACCACCATTATAAGTGTTTCCACCACCACCTGCATTTACTCCATGTTGGCTACCATCATGACACCCTAAATTTCTAGCTTGAACAGTTTGAGCACCACTTAAAGATGTAGTATCTTGTACGCCATGAACACTAATACCACCTATATCACCCGCATAATTATTCGCACTTCCTAGATTTAATAATGTACTTCCACAGAAAAGACCTATAACACTAACGGCATTATTACCTGCACCACTAGCAGAACTAAACCATACGTGAAAATGTGAAGTTGTACTTTGAGGTGTTATTGATACACTCACTACTTGCGCACCATTTGATACTCCTCTATTTGATGGAAAATGTTTTCCACCCAAATTATTACTACTTTGAATTATTGAACTTGTTGTAGCTTTTTTTACTTGTAAAACTTTTCCTGAACTTGCGTCTGCAAATTCTAATGCGTTTGCACCTGAATTAACAGAAACTACTTGTCCTGCTGTTCCAAGTGAAGTTAATCCAGTACCACCTTTTGAAACTGGTACAGTTGGAAGTCTAGCGTCATTGATTGTTCCTGTTAAAGATGTTGACGCTATTCCATCTGTAACTGTTAATGTTTGACCAGAGGGAATAGTTATAGAAGAACCTGTGCTTCCCTCAATCTGGTCAACTTTTATTTTACTAGCCATATTTTTTTTCTCCTTATGTTATTAGATAAATTGAAGTGTTCCATTTCCTGTAATCGTTAAGACTGCATTTCCTGTCACACTTACAACTCCTTTCAAAAACGAATTTTTCGTTGAAGCAGTTGTGATTGTTGTGTCAGCAGAAATCGTATTGTAATTTGAAAATACATTCCCTACTGTTGTTATTTCAGACGCTTGTATCGTAGAAAATTCTAATGCGTTTGCACTTGAATTGACGACCAATGCTTGTCCTGAAGTTCCTAAAGTTGATAAACCTGTTCCACCTCTTGTTGTCGGTAAAATACCTGACGTAATATTTGATGCTGAAAATGAAGCTAAAGAAAATGTACCAAACGACACTACATTTAAAATATCCGAAGCACTCGCCCCAGAATTTAAAACTATGCTAGTACCATTGGTTGCCGTAAAATCTGTTATATCTAATTTTACACCATTTAAATAAATATCAGCAAACGCAGTACCACTAGCCACGTCATAAGTTAATGCGTTACCATTAGCGTCTGAACCTGAGAACGTAGTTTGTCCTGCTGTTGCAATATATTTAAATCTTTGTGAAGTTCCATTTACACTTGACCCTGCAAGTGCGTATGACGAACCATCAAATACTTTTAATTTATTTGCTGTCGTATCAAAAACTAAATCTCCTAAATCATTTGAAGAACTTGGTACTCCTGCTTGTACTCTGTATCTTTCAGCAAAACTATTTATACCTGTTAAATTATTAGCAACAGAATTTACATTTACTATATCAGTTGCAACTGTATTAATATTTGGTACTGCACCTGCAACTGTATTAATATTTGTTTCGTTGTTTTTTACTGCATTAATATTTGTTTCGTTATTTTTTACTGCGTTAATATTGGTAGCGTTAGTGTGTACTGAATTAATATTTCCAATATTTGTAGCTACTGAATTTACATTTGCTATATCAGTACCAACAATATTTACGTTAGCAATATTTGTAGCAACTGTATCTATCTCTGAAGTTGCTTCGTTTAAATCATCTGCAACAGTTTCTACTTCACTAACTGCTTCTGCTAAATCATTAGCTACTGCAATTACTTTTGTAATATCTGTAGCTACAGTATTTACTGAAGCAATATTTGTTGCAACAGTATTTACGTTTGCAGAGTTCGAGTTAGCTGTAGTAATCGCAGATATATTGTTAGCTACGTTTGTGACCTGCGTAGAAATACCTGCTACTGTATTTATGTTTGGTAAATTAGTAGATATAAATTGTTTGTTTACAGCGTCAGTATTATCAACCGGGTCAGCAACATTTATTATTCTTTTATTTAAAGCGTCAAATCTATCAGAAGTATCTAGCTTCAAATTGCTTTGACTAAGGTCTTCAATCTCTTGTGCTATAAAGAAGTTTTGGTCTGCTGATTTATCTAAGTCACTTTCAGTTAATACAGAGCCATCTTGGAAATCAACAAGTCTACTATCAGTTGGTGTTTCTCTTTTTATAAGTACTACAACTCCATTACTAGGGTTGCTATTCATAACTACATTACTTCCAGTTATTGAGAAAGCTGTAGTTGAAACTCCATCTAAAAATACTTTTACGTGTGTGCTATCTATAAAACTAAATGTAATAGCAAACGTACTAGTGTTTCCGTCAGCAGTATAACTGACACGTGCTTTAAATGACATATATTATTTTTCCTATTGGCTAAATTTATAGAGACCCTCTAATCTTTTTAGATTAGGTGAAGTTCCTAATTGTAGAATTTGTTTGTTTATTCCTAAGTTCTTAATTGAATTATCTAAAGTAAATTTACCTGTTGGGTCTTCTGTACTAAAGAATTTTCTTCTTTCAGACATTATCTGCATTTCTGCTATTGCATGATAATCTTTTATTATTCTCGTAATATATTTAACTTTACCACCTCGTTCTTTATTATTTATATCGACCTGAGTTGGTTCGCCTAATCTTTTATAAAAATCAGAATTTATTACTTGTCTTAAATTTTCATCTAAAGTTAAACCATTTATCACAACATTTCTTAATAATTCCTGTTGTCTATCATAAGCAGAGACACCATCTTTATTTTTAAATAACTTTAAATTTATGTCACCACTTAAATTTTCTCTTAACTTAGGCATAACATAACCAAGTCTTAATATTTCTTCTGCAACAACATCATTACTGCTTTCTGAATAATTAAATGGATTGAATAAATTTTGTATTAATCTTGTAGTATTATTTCCAAAACCTTTTATTGGGTTTCCTCTAAAATCATATTTAGGTGAAACGCTATCAGAACCTACGCCAGTTCTTTTTTTAGCTTCTTCAACTAAACCTTTTGCGTCTCTATAAAATGGGTCATTAGCTAATTTTGTAAATACATTTGGATAGAACGAACCTACCTTTTGGTTTGCATATCTACCTATTTTATCTGGGTCATCATCAGTCATAGCTTCCATAAATTCTGATAAACCTTTTAAGTATGTTTTAGAAAATAAATTTCTTGTAGCTGAATGGAAACCTGCTTTTGCAATATTCTTCATTTCAGTTCCAACACCTAAATTACTATCTGAGTTTTCACCCATTCTATGTAGAGTAATAAGCATATCACCACCTACTCTTGCTAATTCTTCTTCAGTAAGTTTGTTATGATATAAATTAAAGTCTGCTACTAATCCGAAGAATGTACCGAATGGGTCAAATCTTCCAAATTGAACATATTTGAATTTACCCTCATCTTCATCAAAATATCTAAATGAGTATGGTTGAAATCCAGTACCACGTCTTAAATCTTTTAAATCTCTAGAGTTTGTAGGTAAGTCTAAAGCGTTTGCATTTGAGCCAGTAATCATACCCTCATTAGCCATAATACTTGCAAGTGTTATCAACGCAAAACCAGTAGCTAATTGTCCTCTGACTTGTGCAGTTCTATATGGGTTACCACTAGCACCTGTAAAATCGTCTCTAAATTGTTTTCTCATTAATGCTAAAGGTGTTCTATCAACTACATTTAACATTAAGTTTACAGGTGTTCTAACAAAAGGAATAATTTGTTTTAACCATGGGTGAGCATTAGACATATCTTGAATTTTCTTAAACATTCCATAAAGTTCTTGTGTGTACGTACTTTCTTCTGCATATCTCAATGCGTCTACATCAATACCCATTAAACCTGTATCAGCGTCAAAACCTTTTCTAAAATACGCATTTACGTATTCATCAAACTCTGTAATATTTTTGCCTTTTATTTTACCAACAATTTTAGTTTTACTTTTACCAAATTTATTAGCGTCTCTTATAGCGTTAGCATAAAGTTTTGCTCTGTAATTTATTTGTCTGAAAAATTCATCTTCAGCATTTAAGAATTTTGTTGGTATTCTAACAAGTCTTCCTGTAGTTCCACCAATACTTTTTACTGGTTGGTCTAACTTACTTCTATTTGAAATAATTGTATCTTCATTTTTAAACGCCATTTTAGAATATTTCATAGCGTCACCTAAATACATTTTTAAACCTGCTAAAGTATCTAAAGCATTTTGACCTTGTGCTTGTATTTGTTTTACCATTTCAGGATTTTCAATTAAGTCAGAAGTAAGTTTACTTCCTACAAATTGTTCCATTGGTTTTACAAAAGTATTAACCAAGTTTGAAGTCATATTTATAATATGAGTTTTTGGATTAGATAACAAAGCGTTAATCCAAAATTCGTTTGCTATATTCCAAGTTCTATTTTTTGTGACAGCAGTTAATATTTTCTCAGTAGTTCCTGCGTCTGCTTTTGATATTCTTCTATAAAATTCTTTTCTATTACCTTTGATAATATTGCCTGTATTAATAGCATTTTGAATATTTTTTACTTTATCAACAAAATCATCAATGCTTTTTGCGTCACCTGTTTTACCAAATACATTAAAAGTACGACCTAAATTTTCTCCAATACTATCTCTGTTAAATGTTAAAACTTCCCATTCACCGATTAGTCTATCAACAAGATTATCTAATTGTTTATTATCTTTAACTACTGATTGTTTTGCTAATCTAGGTATAGCATTAGTTAATGTTGTATAATAAGTATTTAACGCCATTACAACGTATGGTGCGTCTTCTGTATCTTTAGCTAATTTATTTACAGCTTTGAACATTTTAGTTGTTTTTCCACCAAACATTTTATCAGCAGTGTTTTCAATTACTTTAAGTGGTACAACTTTTTTCTGTTCTTTTAATTTTTTTCTAACAAGAGGTATAAATGTTTTGAGAGTTAATATACCCTCTTTATCTAAATCAACTAATTGTCTCGCATTAAAACCTAAATCAAAACCCTCATCTAAATTTAAGGATTGTTCAAATTCTTTTCTATTTTTAGTTCCTTGTGCTTTTTTAAAACTAGCAACAAAGCTATCTTCTACGTCTTTTATTAATTGTTCTTTTGTTTTTGGTTTAATAATTTTAGGTTCAAAACTAGTAGCACCATCATCAAAGCCTTGTAAAAATGCTCTATCTTCTTCTAATAGTTTTTCATTAGGTTTTTTCTTAGAATACTTTTCTGCATTTTTTTGTTTTATGTATCTTGCAGTTCTAAAGATACCCTCTGCTACTCCACCTAAAGCTACTCCCTCAATTGCATTTTTAAATCTTCCCTCCCAAAAAGTATCTTCTGGGTCTGAAGCTAAATAATCAAATAATGGGTTAGATAATTCAGGTGCATATTGATTAACCATATCAACAAATCTACCTGAGTTTTCATCAAAACCTACATAGTCTGCAACTGCACCTTTTGTTAAAGATTTTGTTGTAGAGCCTAATTTTTGAAATGCTTTTACTGGTGCAAGAAATTTACCAACACCTACAAATCCTGTAGCAAATTGTGAGACACCTCGTACTAATCCACCTGCTACTGTATCTGGTGCGTCTACTTCTGGTAAAGTAAATAAGTCCTCATTTGGGTCACCTACTCCTAAAGTGTCACCTATTTTATCTACTAAATTTATCGTGGATTGAATACTGTCTCTAGCACCACCTACTATCTGTAAAGGTATATCTGTAAGAAAACTTCTTTCTTGTTCTGGTAATACAGTTGATTGAGGTGCAGTTGTTCTAGTTTCAACAGCTTTATATTCATCAAGAGACAAATATTCATTGATAGTTGCTTCTGGTGTACCCTCTGGGAACTGGATTACAGCACCATTAGGTGCAGTTCTTTCAATCATTATTCACCTACCTCTTGTTTATTTGCGTCTTGTTTTTCTTTAATTCTATCAAATTCTTCTTGTGTCAAAGCATTTGGATTATCTCTTATAAATTTTCTTCGTGCTGAAGCCTTTAAATTATCAGGAATAATTACTGCACTACTTAAATCAATCGACAATTCTTTATCAACTATTTCAGGATTTCTTAATTCTTTTTTACTTTTTTTAGGTTCTGTTTTTAATTTATTTGGGTCAAATGTTTCTTTACCACCTTGTTCACCACTACCACCTTGATTTTGTGGTACTGCTGTTGGTACTTCAATTTTGTTTTGATTAATGACATTCATATAATCTTTTTCTCTTTTAGCTACGTGTTCTAAAAACTTTGTTTCTCTTTCAGAACTATCATTATTAAATTTTGATAAAGGATTGTTAGCTAACCATTTAGCCATTTCTTCTTTAAATTGTAAACCAAGTGCAGGTGAAATTAATGCACTTCCAGTTGGTGAACCTTTATTAACAGCAATAACATTTACATTAATATTATTTTGGAATGCTTTAAATAAATCATGTTCAAGTAATCCATCTGTTTTTGTTGCTTCTAAAATTAAAACATTACTTCTAATTTTATTAAATTCTGCTTCAGAAAATTGTGATTGATTGTTTTTTAAATATGCTCTTGCTTCAGTAAACTTACTTTCTAAAATTAATTGTTCAACATCACTTCTTGATTGGTCGCTAGTTCTTTGTGCATAACCTGAAAAGTGATTTGCATATATATTTTCTGCGTCTCTTTTAGATTTTGCAGTTAGTTGTGCATACTCAGAAGATTTTGAATAATCTTCAAAATTATCATAAACATCTAAACTTGCGTAAATATCATCTTGTTCTTTATTATCTAATAAATTTTGTCTTCTAATATTAAGTGCGTCTTTGTCTACTTGTCTTTTATCTAATGCTTCTTTAAGTTCATTAAAATCATTTTCTAATGCTTTGACATCACCTAAAGCACCAAGACCTGATAAATTTATATTCTTTGGTAGTTCTCTAATAATTCTACTTGCACCCTCAAAATCACTAGTAGTAAGTAAATAATCTTTCAAACTATCTAATAATAAATTTCTTGCTGATAATTTACCTGCACCATTTTTAACTGCGTCTTGAACAAATATAGAAATATTTTCACCCATAGTTTCTATATCATCATCACTATTTAGAAATATTTGTATGTTCTCTTTAAATAAAGCGTCAAACTCATCACCAACTGCATTAAGTTGATTTTGTGCGTGTGTTTGTGCAAGTGCATTTCTAGTACCAGAAGTTTTAGAAAAGAAACCTTTTTCTAATTTTTCAGGACTAAAAGTACCTAATTGATTTTCTGCTACAAAGTTTTTTAATTGGTCTTCGTAATAACTATCAAAAGCACCAACATTAGTATTTTTATTTAATTTTGCTTCTGCATAATTTCTATATGCTTGTATTTTAAAATCTTCAGCTTTTTTATTTAAATGTAATTCTTGTAATTTTTCTATGTAATATGGATTAGCTTCTTTTGGAATAGAACCAGTCTCTACTTGTTTAGTAAACTTATCTCTATTCTCATTGTAATCTTTGATTGCTTGTGCTTCGTTTTCTTGTTTTTGTTTTATTTCACTTCCAATAACTAAATCTGTTCCTGCACCTGATACAAAAGCGTCTAAAGATTTTGTAAATGCGTCAACACTTTTATCTCTTGGTGCTACATCAGGTTTATAAAATAAATTAAAATCTGTTGAAAGAACTTGTGGTAATTCTTTTTGTAGATTTAACTCCGGCGTAGTTCTTCTTTTAGCCATAGTTTTGACCTCTGTTTCTATCTGGTATTCCTAAGTTAGGTTGTGACGGGTCAGGATTTAGACCTCTCATATCTTTTTGAAATTCTAAACCATAATAAGTATTAGCAACATTCAATGCACCTGACACAAACAATAAGTTTGGATTAGGTGGTTGAACATAAGTAGATTGTGCTTCTTGTCCAAATTGAATTGCTTCTAAATTTCTTTCAAACTGATTTATATTTAATTCTAAGTTTCTTTGTAAAGCAGAATTATAATTACCTTGTGTTCTGTAATAATCTCTAAATAATGCTTCTTGTGAACCAGATAAAGCTAATCCCTCTGAACCTACTATAAATTTTGACCTTGCCTTTTTAGACCTTATACTTGCTTCAAATCCTTTTTGAGAACTTTTTCTTATTTCTTGTCTAATTTTTAATTGTTCAGTTGCATATCTTCTAATAGCATTTTGTCTTGCTAATTCGTTCTGTCTTTTCTGTGCCTGATATTGTGCCTTTTGCTGTGCTTTCGCCTGTTGAAATTGTAAAAAAGACGACCCTGCACTTGCTATCATCAGTGCTGTAGTTGGTTCTATACACATATTTTTATAAACTCATAAAAAGGTTTTTGAGATACTCCATAATTAATTTTTCGTAAAAATTTAAATCCACACCATTTGAGCCATCTGATATGTAGTTCATTTCTACTATCAACATAATTCCATAGTGATGGATATTGTTTGTTTAAAAAGTCTACGACCTTTCTACTTTCTCGTAAAAAAGAAAATCGTATTCTAAATATTTCATCAGTGGCCAATAACCAAATAGCACCATTCTTATTTACACCAAACATACCTACTGGTACGTCATCTGTATCTAGAATAGTAAAACACACTTCAGAGTTTACATAACTCTTTAGCAGTCCACCAAAAGGTGTAAAACCACTTGCGTCTAAAATTTCTCTTTTATCTTCGTATCGAAGTTTATCTGCTAAATAACTACAATCTTCGTATTGTGATAAACGAAATCCGTTAAATTCTTGTTGTTGCTGTGACATAGAAACCTTGCCAACTTGCATTTATAAAGTTGCTAGGCAAGTGACTATTATTTTTTAGTTTGACTGTAAGTTTGTCATTTTCAGATTGTACTGCAAAATCAAAATCTCCATCTTCTAAGTTTATAGTTCCTGTAAGTCCACTACCTAAAATCGTTCCGGTGAAAGTTGAGTTTGAAGTATTACGCCCCACTGGTGTCACCTCTGTCGTAAAAAATCCAGTATCATTAAAAGAAACCGACCAGTTTCTTATTTGCAATCTACCCTCTTTGACTGATATTCTACTACCTACGCTATCAGCTACTTGGATAAATTGTTGAGAGAATTGAAATTCAAATTCATATTGCTCTCCTATGAAAAAATTCTGTGCAGTAATATCACCAGAGACAATTATACTTGTTCCTGATTGACTAACTGTTGCTATCTCTTGACCTGCTTTATTTGTTGAACCAGACCTACCTACAACTTTCATAGTGTTAGTTATTGAGTATGGTAGAGTAATTGTTGTCTGATTGGTTCCTGCGTTATAGCTTTCTGTAATCTGAGTGTTATTTAATTTTCTATCTAAATGTGTAAGATAGCTTTCTCCACTATCTGTAAGTGCAGGTGAAACATCAATACTTTCGAGGTAAACTCCATCACTTCTTTCGTTTACTATAAATAAAGTATTTTCTACAAAATCAACATTTAAAATTTTATCTGTAGTAGAAGTTCCATAAGTCCACTTGTGCCATGCTGATTGTAGTCTTTTATTTTGTGCTACGTAATATTGAAAGATATATAAAGCATTATCTTCATTACTTGATAAAGCTATTAAGATATTTTCAGTAGTAGAAGTAGCAAGTTTAAAAACATTAGCAGGAACAAACTTAGGAACATTAGCTGTAATGTCATCAGCTTTTTTCGTATCTGTATCAGAAGCAACGAAAAATTCTCTAACCCCTGTAAAACTTCCTTTATTAAAAGTGAAAAATACATTTGACCCTGAACCTACTGGTTTAACTTGTTTGTCTGCTTCAAATTCTGTAGTAACATTTATTGATATATTACTTGGTGTTAATGTTGCACCCCCAGTCACCATAAATTGTGATTGCTCTGAGAATAATAAAAGTTCTTCATCAAAAGAAACTGCGTGTTGTAATATACTTACTTTAGTGTGAGTACTCGCAACATCAATTGGGTCAGTATCTAAAGCTGAAGTCACTGTTTCAGGAAAGAACTCAAAGAACTCTCCACTTCTAGACATAATTACATTTTCATCTGCAAGTACACCTAGTCTATTTCTATGAAAGAAAATATCATTTATCTTCTTACCTATAAAACTTGGGTCAGGTGCAGACGTTTCATCACCACAAACTCTAGTCCCTAGTGTCGGTACGTCAAACGTACTGCTTGATATTGTATATTGTGACCCATCTATTTGAGTAAATCTAAAATTACCATCACTTGTTCTAATTAATAAATGAGGAAACTTTGTATTTTTAATTGTAGTTTTTGTTGCAGGTTTTACAGTTTCTTCCCACAAGTCAGTATTATATTTAACAAAGTAATTATCAAAATTATTAGAAGCGTCTCCAACAACTTCAACAACCATTCCATTTATTGCAGGTTGTGGTAAGTCAGAAAAGTTTTGTACTTTATCATAGACCACCTGTGAAGCGTCATCACCAAATCCATCAGAAGCAGATATACTTAAAGTTCCTGTTGCTTTGGTAATTGAAAAACTACTGTCTCCAATATTTGTCAAAGTAATTCCTGACGGACTTCCGATTGCTGATTTTACTCCGTCTCGAATTGCTTTGGTATCAGTATTAGAAGACGTAAACGTAGAAGTTGTTCCGTCTATCGTTATTGAATATGGTGTACTATCAACTCCTTGTAATACAGAGTATACAGCTTGTTCTACTTTTGCAGGACTAGTTGTTGTGTCCATTTCATTAGCAATACTTTTATTTAAAACAAACGTATTGTCTGCAACAGTGACTAAAACAAAATCATTCTTAGGGTCTGAAGACGTAAGATATGAAGTTGCACTTGTTTGATTGACTACAGTTTTTTGTACGCCATCAATTGTATAAACTTCTATTGAACCATTCTTTACAATAACAACATATCTTTCATTAGCGTCTCTGTTAATTGTATGAACAAAACAATTACCAAAAGAAGAAGTAGATAGTTTTGCTATAAAATTAGTTGGTGGTCTTTTTTTTAATCCCTCAACAACAGAACTAAAACCATTCAATTGAGTTGTAGCTTGTGAACTTAGTCTTAATACTTCTGGTTGCTGTGAGACCCCCTGTACTAAATTTGGAATGGTACGTGATACTAAAGGCATTAATAACCTCTATTGTTTCTTGCTATTGTATAAATTTGTTCTGGTGTATCAAAGATTGTAAAATCACCAGTTCTAGCTTCAGCATTTCTTAAAATTGATAATGCTTGTTTTTCGTCTTCTTGTGAAAATTTATGTAAAGTATTTGCACCAAGTGTTCTATCGTGAAACACTCTAGCACCTCTAATTGTTATATATCTTTTTGCTTGTTCAGGTATTTCATTAAAATCTAATAATAAAACCTGAGTGACATCTTCAAAGTTTCTATCAAATATATCTGTATTTTTTGCTATATTAAAAAGAAACCCATCACGTTGAACTAAATCGTAATCAGCTTTTGGAACTAGATTAGGGTCTAATTCTACTCTAACTACATTTGTTCCTACTGGAATTTTGTTATTTGTATCTCTTGTAAGAGTTGATTTATAATGAGTATTAAAATGCCAACCTGCTGATTGAACTTCTCTTGCAACTTCTGATAAAACATTTTTAGCAACTGTACCATCAACTGGTAAACTACCACTAAGTGAGTTCAATGGTGCTTCACCAATTGTACTCAGTATTGTATTTACTGCTTCTAACTCAGTAGTTCTAGTTGTTGTTGTCATTATTTAGGTAAAAAGCTATCTAAAAATTTATTGAATGTTTTACCAATTTTTATTCTTAATTTACAAAACCAACACATCATTTTTAATATCTCCTATTAGACCACTGGCGAAGTCTCCCTCGCCAGTAGTTATTTATTTATTATGATTTGTTAATTGAAACAGCACATTCTGGTCTTAAAATGTTATGTCCAACCATCATTCTTGCAGTCATTAATGTTCCCATTCTTCTTGGGTCATAAGTACTTTCAAGAGTTAAGTCTTTTCTCTTTACAGTTCCTATTGCACCTCTTTGGAAGATAGTCGCAACAACGTCTGAAGCGTTGACTAAGTAATCGTTGTTTTGTCCAGTTGCACTATCAGTTGCAGAGTTGACATAAGCGTCAACTGCTGTGTTTGATTTGATAACTGGTACTCCACCGATTGCTACCACTGAACCTTTGCCGAAATCACCATTATTAGCTGAGAAGTCTCTGCTAACAAGTTTATCAACATTTGCTAATTTGTAGTAAATGTCAGGTGTTACAACCATGTATCTTTCAGTTGACGGAACATCATTCTCGTCTAACTTTTGGATAGCTTCAAATACAGAAGCAATTAAGCTGTTCATATTTGTATCAGCGTCAGCGTCTATGATTTCTGTACCTGCACCAGTGTCTCCACTGATATTTGCAGAACTTCTACTCGCTTTAACGATTAGTTGAAGTAAGTGCTTATCAACTTTTTTTGCTAATGCTCTACCCATCTCATTTGAGAATATAGAACGTACATCAAAATGATTTTTTAACTCATCAACTTCAGCAACGAATGTTGAAGAAATAAGCATATCATCAATGTTAATTAGCTTTTCTGTTTGTTTAACAGTTGACCCTGTTATCTCGTTTCCTGCTGTATGATAGTCTGCTGTAATCTTACCAGTGACCGGAAAAGAAGCAGATTTACCTTGCTGTATATTTCGCACAGTAGTCATATTCATCATTTGGTTTTCTCTACCAAAAGCTGATAATACTTCACCACTGAAGATTTTTAGGAAAAGAGCATTAGCGTCACCTGTTGCTAGGTTTTGACCTAGTCTTGTTGGTGTAGCGTTTGCCATAGTTTATTTTCTCCTTATAACTATTTGTTTATTATCAACTTATCTACTTTCATTCCTAAGTTGTCACTCGTAAGTGGCTAAGTTAGATTTTAATAAGTACACCCCTCTTATGAGAAGTGGTGTTTATTTGTGAAATCTTTTTGACATTATTTTCCAAAATTCTTCATTAGAAATTTTTTTCTTTTTCTTTCTACGAAATCTTCGTGCCGAGTTTCCACGACCTGAGAGACCAGTAGACTGGCGAAAGTTTTTTATTTCCTTTGACATTGGCAAGTATAGGTTTCATTCTATCAAAAAATGCTTTTCTTCTTTTAGGGTCATCACGCTTGATACTCATATTAGCGTCACCAAATCTTACAGTCTTTATTTTATCGCCATCTTTAACAAAGACTTTAAATTTTTTATTCCCTTTCGTTTCACGAATAATTTTATTTAATGGTTTTTTATCTTCCACCTCTATTTGCCTTTTTGAAACTTCTTCTTTTTGATTC